CCACTATATTTAGTCAAGTTAACAGATGGAAGGAAAACTAATGAGACAACTATTTTTAACTATAGGAGTACTCTTAGGGGTACTAGCAAATGTAACCAGTATCGGCTATGGCCTATACTTATGGGGCGGAGAAGGTGTAGCGTTCGGCTTAGCCTTATGGACAGCTTTCAAACTATGGATAAGCATTGTACTAACTGCTTTACTAGCCATCATTTTTGGCTTATTTTTTAAGGAAAACTAATGAAACAATTATTCCTGCTATTTCTCATGGTATCTATATACAGCTTTGCAGCTTTAGCTGGCTACCTAGTAGAACAAGGTAACTATACACTAGCAGCCGTTAACACAGTAACCGTAGTGCTACAAACTTATTTACTACTAAACACAGTAAAGGACACGTAATGACTAATGAAGAATACGAACTACTAAACAACTACCCACGCTTAATGGAAGCCAAACGTACACTACTGTCACTTAGCCACTTGCTAACAGACGAGGACCTAAGCGACACAGTAAACACCCTAATTACCTTCCAGAACAGCCACATAGTAGCTAACTCGTTCAAGGACGATCAAGTAGCCTACGCATTGGCAGACGAACTGGAAGCAGCACTAATCAGATAACCTCATAGGTGGCGAAATGTAAGCTGTAAACAACCGTATCGGACCTACATTTGTAACCTTGTGTAGAGTAACCGGGGCACCTATCTGATTATTTTTCCTACAATTCTCCTCATTAAAACCATCGGAGTTCGTTCAGGACGTTGGGCAAAGGCGTATGCACTAGCTAACACCCGTAACACGCAGTAGTTTTTGGTCTACTGCACCACACTAATTAAAGGACACAAATTGATAACTGTAACACTGACTATAGAAGAACTAGAATTAATCGTAGAATCCCTAAACGGTAACGTATACGCTTGTAACGGGTTAGCCCCAAAAAGCTTATTAGCGCTAGAAACAAAGTTTGAGTGTTTGCTATCGGAAAAGGAGACTAATGGACTGGATATATAAAGACAAACCAATCACATCAATAGACCAATTACCACCCAACGCTTATGGTTTCACATACCTGCTAACATATAGCACAGGGAAGGCCTATATAGGGCAGAAGCAGCTACACTCATACCAAACACTACCTGCACTAAAGAACGGCTCTCAACGGCCTAACTCTGAACGTATAGGTCGCAACAAAAACGGTAAGCGTGTATACTTCGACAAGGTATTCAAGGAGTCCAACTGGAAAACATACACATCCAGCTCTAAGGACATACCTACTGAAGCAACAATCACAGAGAAACACATCTTAGCCATAGCTTACGACAAACGACATTTAACCTACCTCGAAGCTAAACACCTATTCTGTTACGAAGTACTCGAGTCATCTGACTACTACAACCGTAATATACTAGGCTCATTTTACAAACCAAAGGAACTATACTAATGAACGAATTAACTATCACCCTAACTGGCTCCAGAGCGCAAGCATACCTGGACTCACTAACTACACAACCAATACTTACTACAGAGGACGTCGCTAAAGCTGAAGCACTAGACGCTAACTACGGTCAATCAATAGCACTCACACCAGAAGACGACACTAGCGAGGAACTTACTGACACTACACCGGAAGTCATTCAGCCTAACCCGGCTACATTTCCAGCATCTACTGACAGACCTCAAGCTAAGCCTGGCTCAAACTGGTCAGACAAGGAACTAGCTGCTATATCTTCTGCACTAGACTCTAACTACACACTAGCCTTCTTAGGCATGCACCTAAAAGGACGCAGTGAAGCATCCATCCGTTCTATGTTACTCAACTACGGTATAGGTGTAAAGAAAAACAAACTATACAAACGCTAAAGGACACCTATGCAAGCATGCCGATCTGACTACAGCTACACAACACTAGTGTCTAATTACATCGAGTACAACACTAGTGGCAATACTGAACCCTTACACCAAAGGTACACGTCTACGGCAAACGGACGTCTTAGTTTCGAGGGCCCTTACCTATCTAGCTATAGTACTCGTGTAGCTAAGGTTATTCACACTAAGCGTAACACGTACCTCCTAGTTAACACAGCGAGCTACACCAATACTACTGCAGGGCACCTAAGCACGCTAAGTAATTGTACATCTGCAAGCATAGTACGCTTATCTACTGTGAGCCTAACAGCCACCTTCAAAGAGGTAGTGGACGAACACCTTACTCACATATCCTCAGCTTACCTACGTTGCAGGAAAGCACGTAACGGCGATATTATACAAGCAGGCATCAACAGCCATGTATCCGTTATTCGTTCCGTACTGCCTGAACTACACCACCAAACACGTGCAGCAATCGAACGTAAACTAACTATTCTTCCTGTTGTACCAGACAAGCTAAACAAGTTCACACGCCCTGCACTGTTATTCGTACTCAAAGAAAGGAATCTCATATGAACCCGTACGAACTAACCGACGAGGAAGCAACTGAAATATACGAACATTGGTTCACAACCAAAGAGCAATTCGCTAATGCAGCAAACCCTGACAACCCCATACACTTGGAGTACGCAACAGGTATACTAGACAGCGAAGTGTCTATGCGTTACACTCTTATCCTGTACAGGAACGAATCTTTTATGTCTTTTTCTATGGCTTTCGACCATTTAGACGATTACCGTTTATTCGATGACGAAACAGCACGTACTGAGCTATTCTATGAACTTATACACGATAGTGTGGACAACGTACTAGAGGAAGGCCTAACAGACGGTGCAAATGGTTGGTTATCGTACTACGTAGACACCGATGCAATCGAAGAGGACCGAGCTACTAACTCATCTTACGCAGAGATATTATCCTCATACGACGAGGAAATCGAGTATGTTCTTAACGGAGAAACCTACTACTTGTACAAATACTAGTGTTCCCCGGCTTTTAAACTATGGGTACTAATGCCTCACACTACAGAAAGCCTCTCCACCTTGCCGAGGTACTACGCCTCTAAAATGAAGTTATCCAACCACTCATCGTAGTAGAACAGCTCAGAGTATCCGTCTATCTCGCCTTCGGTAGTGTAGTATCTATCTAAGTTTCTAAGTACAGCATGGATACTTTGTTCAGTATCTATCATAGTTTCTTTAGCATCTTTTGAGACTAGGTACTTTTTAAAGTGCACATCGTAACTGCTGCTGCTCCAAGCCTTATTTAGGCTTTTTACCCTGCTATCCGGGTCTCTAGACACTCCTATTTTTACTATGCCCGTAAACTCGTTGGTACTAGTGTCGTACACTTTTAGCATATAAAGGTACTGAGGAGCAGCCTTATCGCTATACTCATAGGATATAATTTTACGATTCACAGACTTACCTCTTGAGTTGATAGCCTGTTCTACTGTTACTACCCTTTTAATGGGGAGTTTGCAACTAAGGTTTAAGGGTATAGCTACTTTATCTAGGTCTTTAAAGGTGTAGCTGATTTTAGGTTCGACATCCAACTCAAGCTCTAAGGCTTTTTCCTTAATACCTTTTATATTACTTTTAGGTATCTTATTGCTCTTACAGTACGAGTTTATACTAACATATTCTGACATTACGTTCGGTTTATTGGAGTATACAGTTTAAACTTGATTAAGTAGATGAAGGAAAACGTACCAAGGTTTCATTATCACACTTACATTAAAAAGTATCTAACCAAGCTTTCGTATGAAAGCTAAGGTTGTAATAATGAGGCCCTTGGTAAGCCTGGTTACATACTTTATAGTCGTAATTATAGCTAATCCGGTGAGAATAGTCAATAGAGGCCAGGCACATAAGCAAATGTATTCAGTAGCACTTTGTGTTACGTCAGCCTAGCGCAGCTTTTAGTTATTTCTTTATCACACTATATAGGTAAACATTTAGCTAAACGCTGGAAGGTTGTAAATAAGGGGCTTAAGGGTAGTTTTATATGTCCTAGGGTATACTGTTGACTGTCCTCTGATACAGGACAATACAACTACAAAGGATAACTGTGAAAGAGTTTACCAATACAACCACAGTCGAAGTAGACATAATCAATCCTAGTACAGGAGAGATGTTTACTGCAACGGGGTCTAATACCGAATCGTCGAAGTATTATAGCATAAAAAATATAACATCAAGGATAAACGCAATGGACTTATTTAACGTAATGGAACAGGTGTGCAAGTCTAGTAAGGACATCACCATAACTAATCAACTCACTGAAATGGTATCTAAGGAAAACGAAATCCGTATCGATAATATATCACAGTTAGCTGCAAAATTTGGTATTGCCCGGTCTAAGCTGAACAGTATACTAAAGAACTATGTTGATGCAGGCTTTATGCACAAGTTGGACAGAGGTGTATACATGGTAAATCCCACCATCTTTGTAGGTAGACGGGTACGCTCAAACCTGCTAAGAGAAGCAGCACAGCTTAAGTGGGATCAGCTAATCAAAGGAAACTCCAGTGCAACCTAAGTACGTACTATCTTACAAAGCTTACAGTACTGAATTGTTCTATTGTGTAGGCAAGTTTAATTTCACGGCAAACCTACCAAGTGCAGCTAAGCTCAACATATTCGAAGCTAAGACAATCATGCACAACAACCCAGATAGGGATTACAAACTAATCGAACTAAAGGAGTAACAATGAGTATCCTACTAAAAGATGGAATAGCTAAACGTATGAACGGTAGGTATGTAGCCCTATACAAGTTATATACCATTAAGGTAGACTATAAAGCAATACACTGGAAACAGTTACAAATAACCTGGGGGAACTAATGAAATTACCAATTAATTATAAAGAAGCTCATTGGACAGTACGCAAACAAGCACGTGAACAGTACGTATTAGAGCAAAATGGGCTATGTGCGCATTGTGGTACCAAATTAACTGAAAAACCGTCTAAAAAAGTACAAACATTATCAGTTAATAAAAACCTATTTCCTGCTAGTATGTTTGATTACCCTGTTCATTTACATCATAACCACAATACCCACATGACCATAGGAGCTGTACATGCTAAATGTAATGCTGTTTTATGGCAATATTATAAGGAGTAACAATGGGCATCATCCAAGTCAACTACGAAGTAGCAGCAACTAGCTTCAACATCACCAAAGTACTAGCTAAGCTAACCGACGTACCTCTTATGTCATTTGACACGGAAGTACAGTCATTATACACTAAAGAAGAACGCTCTAAAGCTGCAAAACTAGTAGAGCAGTGGAAGAAAGATAAGGTAGCTGAAGCTGAGTATTCACGTACAGAGCAAAAGCTTATTCGACAAGTAGCTAAGTCCTCTGGGCTGTCATACCCAGCTTTAACTAAAGTAACACATTTCATATTCGGAGTATCAGAAGACTTTAGCTACATCATAATCAGTTACAATCTAGAAACTGAACTACGTGTGTGGAACTGGTTAGCAAAGTATCAAGGACATGTAGTAGTACATAATGCACTATTTGATTTCAAAATCATGCATCACAGGGTAAATCAACTACCACAGTCATATGATGACACACAAATTATGGCACGTGTACAAACTAACGATGCTGATGAGTTCGAAGGCAAAGTAGGCCTCAAAGAGTTAATGGGTAGCTACTATAACCCTAAGTGGACATTGTTAGACGAAGACGGTTACGATGTAGTTGACTACAAAAACGAAGCTTTCTTACGCTATTGTGCAATCGATGGCGCAGCTACGTTCAAGTTATATCAACTATTAACAGGAGCAGACGATGAGTAAACGACCATGGCAGCATTTACCGATAAAACCACCCAACCAAGATAAAGTATTTGACATTGTAACTTAATTGCAGTATACTAAACTATATATAAAAAGGTTTAATACATGGAAAAGTTACACAAATTGACAAAAAACTTAACAGGAAGTACATACAATAAACTAACAGTACTAAAATTTGTAAAGTACAGAATAAAGCCAAACGGGAAACGAGAAAGTCGCTGGTTATGTCTATGCAAATGCGGAGTAGAAAAAGAAGTATCTGGTAGTAATTTAACTACAGGAGCAGTAACATCATGTGGATGTTCTCGTAAAATACGAAGAAAGCAAAATAATGTTAGAAAATCCGGGGGAATAATAATACAGTGTAAAATACATGGTATGGTTAAAAGAGATAGAAAACCGCAAAAAGGTACTTACAGTGACTGTCCGTTATGTAATAGTAGACATGCTAAATTAAAGCCTTTTAAGCATTTCGTGACTGAAGCTGAAAAAGTACAACCAGCACATTTTATGTATAATGAAAACTCATATAATAATAGTAATACAATAGTAGTACTGTGTAAAAAACACGGAGAATTTAAACAACTTAAAGATAAAATTTTATTAGGACAGGTAGGCTGCGATAAATGTAGACGACCTGTACATAATAAACTAACATTTATACAAGCAGCTAAAAATATACACGGAAACAAGTATAGTTATACAACTATTGAAGATATTAGAATAACTAAAGCTACAGTAGTATCAATTATCTGTAGAATACACGGCAGCTTTAAACAACAAGTAGGAACACATTTAAAAGGTTCAGGATGTCAAAAATGTTCTAAAACAGGATTTGTATATGAATATCCAGGATATTTGTATATATTAAAAATAATAACAGATAGTGAGATAGTGTATAAAGTAGGCATAACAAACCATTCAGTAGAAGAAAGATTTACACCTAAAGAACTGTTAAATGTCAGTGTACTACATTATGAATACTTTAATGTAGGCAAAAATGCATATATAAAAGAACAAGAAATATTAAAAAGAATGAAACAATATAAATATTTTGGCGTACCTCTATTCAAAAAAGGTAATACAGAGCTATTAACAAAAAACCCATTGGCAGAATTAAAGGATTATATACATGAAAACAACACAAAAAAAGAGAGTATGGCAATATTTACCAATGCCACCACCCAGTAAATTTGACCCAGGTCCTGAGTTTTTCTACGAACAGATAGCTAAACCACTTATAGCGGATTTTGTACGCATGATGTGCAATGGCCTGCTAGTAGATGACGACAAAGTAGAGGAGCTACGTACGGTATTAGACAAAAACTTAGCTAAAGTGGCAGAAACACTTAGTAACAACTCAATTATATCCGAGTTCCGGGGACAGCAGTACAAAGTAGCTTACATAGCCTTAGAGGCAGAGCAACGATCTAAGTTTCGCACCATAGATTACTACCTCAAACCATACAAACAAGGGGACATGACCCATCGTACATACCTAGTCAACTACCTACTGGAGCAAGCTAACCTGTCTCACGACAAACGTTCTAAGTGGGCTGTTAGCGACTTAAAGAAATACAATAGAGTCAACCCTTTACCACTGTTCAATCCTATCATAGACAAAACAGTACTTACTACCGACCCAGTAGTCTTAGCTGCTATGAAATGTTTAGCACAACAAAAACTTAGCATATACAACAAATCTAAGCTGACTAAACTAGACGAAGCTACACCGGAAACTTTAGCTCCACCATTCAACCCTGGCTCATCAGTGCAGAAATTTCAGTTATTATCAGACATGCTAGGCTACGAGTCCGGCAAAGAAAGTAAAGCATATATCAAGTACCACAAAGAACTGTCTTATGGTAAAACACCGACTGATAAGAATGGCGTACCAAAGAAAGAACCAAACCAGTGGAGCTGGGGACGTGATCAACTAGAAGCCCTGCTGTATATGGTGCCCGATACTAACCCAGAGCTACAGGAACTACTGCAGTCTTTAGTTGACTATAGCTTTAACTCTATCATCCGTACCAACTTTATAGAAGCATTCGACACTTTCACAATAGACAACTTCTTACACGGTAACATACGTTTACTAGGCGCGGTATCAGGTAGAAACACCAGCAATAGCCCAAATATGCTAAATATGCCTTCTACTAAATCTATCTTTGCTGGACCTGTAAAGAAGTGTTTTAAAGCCCCTGAGGGTTATTTAGTGTTTCAAGCAGACTTTAGCGCCCTAGAAGAAGTATGTTTAGCAAACCTATCTAAAGATGAGAACAAACTAGATGAAATAGAATCAGCGCTGCCACGTAATGTAGGTGAATCAGACAACGATTACATAAAACGTTATAAACAAGAAGTAGATAACAATTCTACACTTAAAACAATACGCCAACGGTCTAAACCAGTATCCTTCAAGCTAAACTATCTAGGTATGGCAGATGCAGATAAAGGTGGGGTAATAACAGATGAAATATACAATAAATTCCATAATGAGTTATATACAGGAGTAGCTTCATTTTTAGATGATATGATAACCAATCACAAGCGCAATGGATATACTCATTTAGGCTTAGGATTCCGTATATACAGTTCAAATATAGATAAACATTTCCGTACCATATGGAATGCATACGCAGGGCAATTCTGGAGTATGTTGTCTCTCATAACTGTAAATGAAATGCACTATAGAATAGACAAAAAGAACTTATCAAAAGATATAGTGTTCAACTCAACAATTTATGATGCAGTTTATTGTTACGTTAAAAAGGATGCTAAAATTATTAAATGGTTAAACGATAATTTAGTGGAAGTAATGACTAAAAATTGGTTAGAAGGACAAGTAGTAAAAAATCAAGTAGAAGGTGAAATAGGCTCATCGTGGAAAGCTGAAGCTGTTATACCAAATGGTGCATCTGAAGATAAAATACAAGAAATACTAGATAAAATGGGTAGTTGACATAATACCATATTTAGTGTATAATTACAATATACGTAATGCATAAGGGGTTATTATGAGAATGACTAATACTAAGACATTTATAGAAATGTCAAAACAACGAATAGGTGATATATATGATTACTCAAAAGTGGTATATACACGAGGAACAGACAAAGTAGTAATAGGCTGTAAAAAACATGGAGATTTTTTAGTATCGCCTGATAACCATGTACACAAAAAAAGTGGATGTCCTAAGTGCAAACATGAAGCAACTGCCAATAGATGTAGAAAAAATGTTAATACATTTAAATTAGAAGCTACTATTGTACATTCAGGTTTATACACTTATGATAAAGTAATGTATAATACTGCTAGAAAACCTGTAATTATTACATGTCCTACTCATGGAGATTTTGAGCAAACACCAGATAACCACTTAAAAGGTGTAGGATGCCCAAGCTGTAATGGTGGAATATATAACGCTAATAAAGAAACTGTATTATATTATTTATCTATAAACAATGGACAAGCATATAAAATAGGAATAACGTGTAAAACTTTAAAAACTAGATTTAATATAAATGACTTTAAAAAGTTAGAAAAAATAAAAACTTGGGTATTTACTAATGGCAGATTAGCTTATGAAGTAGAACAAGCATTATTAAAACATTTTAAAAAATACAAATATACCGGAGACGATTTACTATTAACAGGAAATACAGAATTATTAATACGTAATGTATTAGATACATATGCTAATGTATTTTCTAGTATAAAAGACTATATGACAAAAAAAGAAATAAATACATTTATTTCATCACTAAAGGACCTATAATGGGATTCAGATCACAAATACACATTAAGTGCAAAGTCTCTAAGGCATTCGAGTTCAAGCACTTCTTATCAACTTACAAAACAGACCATGGCAATGACCTAGTAGTCGAAGAGAACTTCTACACAGACAAAGAGCACCTATACCTAACACTAAACGACTGGAAGTTCTACGAAGGTTACCCAGTAGTAGACGACATCATAGCGTTTGTAGGTAGCCCCTCAATGGTGGACCAGATAGGTATGATAGCTATACACGAAGACGAGACTACATCCGAGTGGGGTGCTCCATGGGAAGTAGGCCTATACGCCTCAATGATAATCGAAGGAATGTAACATGGTAATACAAGTAAAGAACACACAGTATTTCGAATGGGAAGTACCGACAAAACTAATCAAGCAACTAGACACTACCGAACCTACTAAGGTACAACAACTAATAGACGAACACTTTAACCCTGACAACGACGTAACTGTCGAACAGATTAGTGACGACTACTACGAATTAGAGGACATCATAAATGACTAAAGCAAAACGCATCGACCAATGTAATAAAGGTCACTCTTTCTGGGTGTGTGCGGACTGTGCAGACAAGCATTCCACTAACCCACCATACGAGTACCCACTAACTGTACACAACAACACGTGCTACATATGCGAGCAACACACAGTAGTAGGCCCATCTCGCAAGTTATTTGGCCACTACAAATCAGACATACACTAAAGGAACAACAATGAAAACAATAGAAATCACACTTAAACAAGGTAAGGAAGTAGAAACACTAACACGTACCAACGTAAAGTTCTACTCCTTTGCAAAGCAGTATCTAGCAGTTACTCGCACAGACGGCAAGCAGTCTTACTATCGTCTATCAACAGTACTAGCTATAGAGGAAGTAGCATGAAACCCACAGCCCTCGATTACAACAACGGCAAACATATCCTACCTGAAGGTGCATTCCGTATAGGGGCCTCTTCATTCAGCACATTCGTATCCCGCCCATGGCAATGGTACAAAGAACAAGTACTCGGTCAAGGCGGTTTCGAAGGTAACACAGCTAGTGTCATAGGCACTATCGTACACTACTGTGCTGAGTCCAAGGCTCAAGGTAACGAACCTGACATCAACGAAATCAACCAGTACATAGAGAACCAATCTGGCAACATCGAAGTAGACAAGTACATCGTAGCTGAGTCATGGAAACCTATGGCAATGGAGCTAGTCAACTCTTACGTTACGCCAACCCTAAGCCAGTACACCTCAGTAGAGGAGTTCGTTAGTCAAACGTTAGGCAGCGACATCTTTGCAGGTGGCTCAATAGACGCTATACAAGGCGACACCATAGTAGACTACAAAACATACAACTCAGCTACCAAACCCTCCAGTATCCCACCATACTACAAGCAACAGCTCCTAGAGTATGCATGGGTGCTACAGCAACTAGGTAGACCAATGTCACGTATCCGCCTAGTCTACGTAAACCGTCCAATAGACACTCGCCGTACATCAGAGAAGACAGGCAAACCGATAGGCAAGTACACACCACCTGAAGTAACCGTCCTAACTGAACTAATCACAGCGGAGGACATAGCGTGGATCGAGTCTATGCTTACACTAGCTAAAGACAAGCTCCTAGCTACCGAACAACATCCCGAGTTACGCAATCTAATCTGGCACTTCCCAGACGCATACCTAGAGAACTAACCCACAACCACGACTACATGCCATAGTCTATATGAAGGTGGCGGTACCCAGTCCGAAGGCACATTCTAACTAAGTTAGTTACTTAGCGTCCACTACGAGGCGGTTTCGTAGAGTCTCTGGTTAAGGTACCCATGACAAAAATGAACAACCTAGAGGGAACTAACTAACCCCTCGCCTTTATACTGCTAGGCAGCCACACAAACGGACCTCCTATATGCCACAGTGGCTGTCTACTAGTATAAAGGCCGCCAATGAGATGGTTAACACAACAATACCTAAGGCTATGGAACTACTTTGTCCAACTCGACAGAGCCCGTATCTTAGAACAAACAGCAAAGCACACTAGAGACCAGGCAAAACCTGCAATCTCTAAACCGTCTATCGGGTTGACGATAGTAACTGACTTACCCACACGAAAGGGTTTAAGAATCAAACACAAAAAGGATAGCCAATGAACATATGGGAAAACATATACACTCATCTGGAAACACCTATTGGAGCAGGCTTCTACGCACTTAGAGAGAACACTAGTGCATCAGGTAGTAAGTACACTAAACTAGTTACACGCTTCAGAGGACCAGGCAACCACATCGACCACACTAAGGTCACACAACCAAGCATCGGGCATAACGCTAGACGCCAAATCATCCTAGATAAACGTAAGGAAAAACAACATGGCTGAAAAACTACTAATATCCGCGTTATCAAACAGCGGAAAGACAACACTACTCAAGGACCTTGAGGACGTACTAGTTATCGCAATAGACGGGAAAGTATACCCTTTTCCACAACCACACGTAAACGTAAGCTCGTTTAACACTATCGAGGAGTTCACTAATCTAATCAGTGAGAAAGTTGAGGCGTACCAAGAGAAGTTCGATAAGCTACCTAAAACAATAGCTATCGACTCAGTAAGTCGGGTATTCGAACTAATAGCTAACAACTGTAATGTGAAGTACCAAGGGTTCAATATCTACACAGAACTAAACAAAGAAGTAGCCGCATTCACTCAATACATAGAGGACGTACTTATAGCTAACGACATGAACGTAGTTATCGTATCTCACGCTGTATGGGACGCAGACACAAACCGTTATGTACTAGTAGCTCAAGGGAGTTTTGCTAAGTCAGGTGGATTCCTATCCGTAGTTGACAACAGTATATTCCTAGAAGTGAAAGGGTCAAAACGTATAGTTCACCACAGAACCGCTAAGTATGCCTCTCGTACTACACTAGAGGATATACCAGACACGGAACCGGCTGACGAGTACAACCTTCAAGACCACATAGATAAACTAGCTACCCTAAAAGGTGAAGTAACTAACTGGTCTATCTAGTCACAGCTTAGTTTAAGTATACGTCAGCTATACTTTCCACCCCAATTGGATATTTACCTAACCAGAACACACAAGGAACTAACACATGGCTTTATTTACAGCTAAAAAAGACAGCTAAGTCTAAGGTTGCTATAAGCTGCTAAGGGGTATAGTACTGTTATGAAAACATTTAACGGTAATAAAAAGATATTTATAGCAGACGTTGGGATGCACTGGGATAAGAGGCACACTCGTAGGCGTAGAATGTATGAAGTACAGTGCCCTACATGCCACGGTATTAGAACAATACCAAAGTACAGTTATGATACTTACACTTCAACTAGGTGTGAGTCCTGTAAACTTAAAAAGAACCCTCTAGATAAAGATGTAAGAGAGTACTGGAATTACGTAAAAAGTTATTTTACGTTAGACCCGGCGTTTCTAGACTACGAAATCTTTAAAAAATGGTTGTTGACAACGAACTGGAAAAAAGGGTATAAGGCACATACAGTGAAAAGGGTGTTTTCGACGAGTACCGTGTTTACTGAAAATCGAGGCCTTCCTTACAAGGATTTTGTAACTAAGTCTATGATTAACCATAAAGGTGTTTACAGCTACCCAGAAAGTTATACGGATATAGTACCTAAAACTACTGGGGTACTATGCGGAATCCACGGGATTTTTAACGCCAAATTAGTAGAACACGCTCAAGGAAAGCAAGTTTGTCCCCTTTGTTATAAGGATAAAATGAGACAACAGGTAGGAAACTACTCTTATTCAGAGTGGGAAAAACAAGGTAAAGCGTCAAAAAACTTTGAGAGCTTTAAAGTATACGTACTAAAACTGCTCACAGAAAACGGGGTTACGTTTAAAGTAGGTAAAACTTTCCTTGCCATAGATAGCAGGTTTAACAGAAGTACACTACCATACCCATACGAGGCGGTAGAGTACTACGAAGGCCCAGCTAACCTTGTAAGTGCATTAGAACAAGAGTTGCACAGTATAAACAAACACTATAAAAGTACACCAGAGAAGTTTTTTCATGGGTACAACGAATGTTTTGTTACTTATACCATGCCAATAGACACCCTAACTAAGGGTTTAACATATATAAAACACAAAGGAAAATAACAATATGAGCTTATTTACAGCAAGAAAAGACGCAGAAAGCGTTAAAGAATCAACAGGCGGAAACTCTGCATACATCAACAAACCAGGCATTTTCGACGTAAACGTAATCGCAGCATTTGCAAGCGAAGGTAAAGGCGGAGCAATATCAGTAGACCTCTTCCTAGAGAAAGACGGACAACCACAACCACTTTACGGTAACCTCCGTATCACTAACAACGACGGCTCTGAGAACAAAATCGGTGCATCAACGTTCAACAAACTCCTAGTAGTCCTAGACGAAGACGAAGCAGCTGACCCAGAAGAAGCAGTACTCCCAATGGGCAAAGACGGAGCAGACAAAGATGCAGCAGTCATCCCTAACCTAACTGACTTCGACATCAAAGTATGGGTAGCTATCGAGTACTCAGTCTATAACGGTTCAATCGGTGAGAAGAAAATCATCCGTAACTTCTATCGTGCAGCAGACGGTGCATCAGCGGAGGAAATCGTTAACGAAGCAACACCAGGCGAGCAATACGCTAAGGACCTCGAGTACCTAGAAACGTCAGACAACAAAGGTGTAATCTACAAAGACGACCTAACTAAAGAACAAGTCGAAGAGTGGATCAAGGCTAAGCGTCCTAAAGGCACTGCAGGTAGCACAGGCTCAAGCACAGCGACTAAGAAGCCGTCTTTCGCTAAGAAGCGTTTCGGTTCTAAGTAACCTCGTGCCGAGAGTTCACATAGGCACTAAACTTTGAACCCGAAGTTAACTAGCCCTTAGGTCAATACAAATGCTAGTAGTCCTGCTCATGGGACGTTAAAGAACATCCGGTGGAGCTTGTAACGAGGAGAGATGTAACTCCCAAGCTGCGTAGCAAACTAAAATAAACAGTGTAGTGAGCAAGTATAACGGTACTACACATATTGTTACCTATTTAACGTAGGCAACCAAAACAAACAAAGGAAACAACATGAAGAAACAACTCGAAGAAATTTATAAGTTAGCTATGAAAAAAGGCGATTTATCTATAGCGTTATCTGTAGTGTCTATTAAGGCACAGTTAGAACAAGTAAAAATGCAAACTAAGGGCAAGTAAATGGATATTAATAAACAACTTGAAGAATACAAAATAGTACTATTACACGCTATCGAGGAAATCGACAGCTATACAACTAAGCCTATGAAGTCTAAGTCACTACGTATTAGAAAGCTATCTAACCAACTAGGTAAAGACGGTGTACACTTACGCAAAGACCTATTAGCAGCTGACAAGGCCTAGCATGTGTTACTTAAAGCGCTTAGTGGCAACACTATCCACACCAGTAACATGCACTAGAGGCTTTGTTATGTTCACATACATATCATTCGCACTAGTGTGGTTCAACTTCTTTCTAACAGGCAACTAACAATGTCCTGTCAGATGGAAACTCCAAACCCTCTTTTCGGTAAGTACTTGTACCCAATCGCCAAGGAGCTAATGGAGGAACAACAAAACAAGTTCTGGACTGCACAAGAAATCGACGTAGAAGGCGACATACACGACTACCGCCATAACATGTCCTCCGAGCAGTTCGCACTAGTATCAACCACACTACAGTTATTCGTGGAAACCGAACAAGTAGTAGGCGACATATGGGGCATTATAGCTTCTTGGTTCCCTCACTCCGAAATCGAAGGTGCTTGTACACAGGTCCAATCTATGGAGAAGTCCATCCACGCATTCTTCTACCAGAAGATGTCCGACGAACTCAACATAGACCCGGAAACTGTAGCACGCAACCAGAAGGTAGTACACGAACTCAACTCAAAGCTAGTCATGCTAACTAACATCATGGCAACCGCTAAACAGGCAACTACACCAACCGAACGTGCAATGGTACTATTCACCGTATCACTAATCGAACAGGTAGTCCTATTCAGCAACTTTGCCATGCTCAAGTCTTTCCGTGCAAACGGTAACAGCCTAATCCCTAACACAATTACAGGGGTAAACTTCGTAGTCCAAGACGAGTCTATGCACGGGGTACTAGCTTCTTACTTATTCAACGAATACACTAAAGAGAACAACCTAGAACTACAGCTACCAGCAATCACAGAGGTAGTGCAGGAAGTGCTAATACGCGAAGACGCAGTAGTAGACTACTTATTCTTATCTGACGATATGCGTATCAACGGTATCGACCGACAGGACCTAAAAACCTTTATACGAGAACGTGTAAACTTTGTGTGCGACGAGATGAACATACCTAAATTCATAGTACCAGACAACGCGTCTAAGATCAGCGAGTGGTTCTTCCAAGGCATCAAAGCTATAACAATACACGACTTTTTCGTATCAGGCACACACCAATACAACCGTAACTGGAGCCTAACGAAACTTAGTGCACTACCACACCTAGAGGAGCAACCTAATGAATAAGTACGAAACATACTCATTTGAACGCAAACAACTACAACTAGCAGGCAAAGCACCTGACTGGCTAACGACAGCAGGGTACCAACTCTTAGTCGAGCGTAACTACCTAATGGACGGCGAAACACCGCACGATATGTACACACGTATAGCTAGTCGTGCAGACCAGCTACTAAACAACGAGGTACCTATACCAACTCCTTACACTAGTTGGTCTGACGCTTTCTTCTCAGTTATGTGGAAAGGTTGGCTATCACCAGCCACACCTGTCCTAACCAACATGGGAACTAATCGTGGCCACCCCGTCTCTTGTTCAGGTACTCACATACCCGACTCCATACGTGGGTTCTACGAAGCACGCCTAGAGATCGCCCAACTAACTCAACGTGGTTACGGCACCTCAGCAGGCTTAGACGAAATCAGACACCGTGGAGCACCTATCTCTAAGGGCGGTTCAGCAAACGGTATCATGCAACCTGCACACGGCATAGTCGACGACATGAAGGAAGTATCCCAAGGCTCATCTCGTAGAGGTAGCTGTGGTTTATACCTAGATATCATGCACCCCGACTTCGACGAACTAGCTGACCAACTAATAGCTGACGACCAGGGATGGAATGTAGGGTGGAACCTAACTGAATCCTACAAGTCACTCTTCTTTAAGGACGCAACTGAAGCAGACCGTAGATGGACCAAAGTACTCAAAACAAAGCTAGTCAAAGGTAAGGGTTACTTACACTTCCTAGACAAGGTTAACGCAGTACGCCCACAGATGTACGTAGACCGAGGTTACTTCGTAAAGCATTCTAACCTATGCTCCGAAATATCCCTATTCAACGACGACGAGCACTCATTCACTTGTGTACTCTCCTCACTGAACATATCTAAGTACAACGAATGGAAGGACACTAACTTAATCCTAGTAGCCTCAGTATTCCTCGATACCGTCATAGACGATATGTTAGAGAAAGCTAAGGACGAACCAGGGTTTGACAAAGTCATCAAGTTCACAGAGAACACTAGAGCAGTCGGTCTAGGTGTACTAGGTTTATCCACGTACTACCAACAGCAAATGTGGGCATACGGTTCACTCGACTCTATCATGTTCAACCAGCAGCTCTTCAAGGAAATGGACACCAAAACACTAGAAGCTTCTAAGTTACTAGCTAACTACCGTGGATGTCCTGACTACATGAAGCCTTACGGAGAACGTTTTTCACACCGAATAGCCTTACCTCCAACTATGTCCACAGCGGAACTACTAGGTGGTATCTCCCAAGGCATCGAACCAGTCTATGCTAACGTCTACGAAGCCCAAACAGCAGGCGGAATAGTTTATCGTATTAACCCTACTCTCCTCTCATTAATGAAGGAACGAGGTGTATACACAAAGCAAACTATGCAGCGTATAGCAGAGAATCAAGGTTCGGTGTTCGCAGAGAACTGGCTACTAGACAGCGAGAAGGAAGTATTCCGTACAGCTTTCGAGCTAAACCAGGAAACTATACTCCTAATGGCATCACACCGTCAGAAGGCTATAGACGCAACTAGAGGTGGGCAAGGTCAATCACTAAACCTGTACTTCAAAGAAGAGACACCTGAGTCAGACATATCACGTCTTCACCTAAAGGCCTTCTTTGACCCGCATATCAAATCTCTATACTATGTACGTACACTGAACGAGAAGTCTAAACTAGACGTCCCTACTCCAGTTTGCCAATCATGTGAAGGGTAAGGGCACGAAATGGAAATAATGAAAAGATCCCATGAAAAGTCTATCTTCACCCGGTTCCATAGCAACTCCAGCGACGCTCGCGAGGTGTTTAATAACGCATACCCTAAGCTGAATAAGCGGAGTATTGAGGTACTCCAAGTGCAGTTCTTACCTGACAATAGACCATTTGACGTGGTAGTCGAGTTTGTCTACAAGGACGCTATTGATGACTGAGTACCAAATACGTAAAAAGATAGAGGAGTACCGTGTATCTGATGCACCGGTACACATCAAAGAGGCAGCTATCAAGGCGCTAGAGGCTAAGTTAGTCCCTAGTAACCACGAAGCAAAACAACAGTATTTTGAGGGTCTAGCAGATACCTCAGACATACAACAAGACTAAAGGGATACAATGAAATTCAAGAAATTTATGTCACATATAAAGGACATCCACAGCGAACTACCAGAGGACACAAAGCTACCATCAGAAGACTGGTTCAAGGAAAACATACCTAAAGCAGACCGCGAATCGTACCTAGAGGTAGCTGTACAAGAAGTAGTTCGATCACACATTGCAGATCATTTTACAGTTGAACCTGAGGGTAAACCGGACGAAACAGCCGACGTAGAGCCGGACGAAGTACCGCAGGAAGCATCAGAGCAACCAACAGGTATCGACGCAACTCTAGCGGAACGTGGTAACAACTACGGTAAGTTCACAGGCCATTCAGACCTATCACAAACCCTAAAGATCGAATTTGACGACCATGTACGTAACGTAGGCAACCCGGAGCTATTCACTAACTCTATGAACGAGGCAATCGAAATGATTATGCACAAACTAGCTCGTATAGCTAACGGTGACCCTACATACGACGATTCATGGAGAGACATCAGTGGCTATGCTACTCTCATCGTCAAGGAACTCAACGGAGAGGAAATCTAGCCATGCGATGGAAGCCAGGCACTCATGTCCAGGCATTCGGCAAGTCACTTCATGCCGGTCAAACAGGTATAGTAGCGGCTGATCACGGTGAGTACATTATGATACTCGCTGACGACCCAACCTACCAACATGCAGCACGTAACTCAATAGCACCTAAGGACTCTCCTAATAGGTACTTCTTTGTGGATACTCTGCTACTAAAGGAACTAACACAGTGAAATGGAAAGACAGTTTAAAGCACTGGAGGGCACAACGCTCTCTAACCAAACCCCAAGTAGTCATCAACGAGAACACAGGTAATCCTGCAATCGTTGACATGCTCCTGGAGGAAGTCGAGGAACTACGCTTAGCTTTACTCGCTAACAACGAACACGAGATCATCGATGCGTGTGACGACATAGTAGTACTATCCTCTAACCATGTAGCACAGTCCGGCTACGACATCGACCTAACCATGAAGGAAACTCTCAAAGAAATCTCCTCACGTAAAGGTGCAATTAACCCAACTACAGGCAAGTGGACTAAGGACCCTAACCAGGACCCGTCTACCCTGTACAAAGCTAATTACACTACATGTCGAGTCAAGTCGTGACTATAGCTAACTTATACACCACCATAACTAAGCTGAACAAGCTCAAGCTAAGCGGCGGCAAACGTTACACAACCATAGCAACCCTACTACAGAAAGAAGCTACCACACACAACTGTGCGGAAGTATTCTCTCTACTAGCTAAGCTAGAGGCCTCTGTGTAACGCCTCCGCCAACGGAACTTTAGTACCACCTTCAAGCAGACTACCAATCCCATGGAACGGATTAAGTCTATTGAAGAACACACTAAATATATTACTATCGAAGATGTCTGACTGGTCACCAAACGCTACCTGCTCTAGTTTACTAGCTGCAACCCTAGCAGGGGATTCTTTCAGCATCTTCACATTTACTCTCTGTATGTTAGCGAAGTACGTCCAAAACGCTTCTGGACCCATTCTCTCTAACCATCTGACAGTTTTACTATTTATAACTTTGCTATAGTTAATAAAACTGTCCGTAACTAGTCTAAACACATCTTCCTTATCTTCACCCTTCTCGACCTTAGCCCAGTACAAAGCAGCTCTAAAGTGAAAGTCACTCTCTCTAGTGGCTCTTAGTAAGAACTGCCCAGCTTTACTTCGCTGTGTCAAGAACACTGTCTCAACTGCATCCTTAGCTAACCCACTCTCACCAGTTACCTTCTCAGTCATACCCCTTAGTTTCTTACTAATCCTATTCGTATCATCATATATAGCTACATCATCTACTACCGACTGATACAGTCCCTTGTCCATCAACGGCTTGAGCGGGTTGTTATCTAGTCTGTACATCATGTCTGATATATCTCTCTCTAGCTTACTCTTCTTAGCCCCTTTAGCCCCTTTTACAAGTCGTTGCAGTCTATGCAACTCCTCTTCGTCTTTTTTCCAAGTATTCAACGATCTAATACTCTTAATCATATACGTAACTGACTGTCTAACAGGCACACCACTATAGAACAGTATCCTCATGTTTGACAGTATATTATTCCATATAGTGCTAGGCAATCTAACAACTACGTTTCCTTTAAGCAACCCGACAAAGTCCTTCCAGTAGCTCTCTACTACTTGCACCTTATACTTAGTTCCTACGCTAACCTTATCAAACACCTTCATATCCGTCACACTAGGTTCATTGTACCCAAACAACTGTGCAACTAAGTCTTTACGCACATACAGCTCTCTCCTAGGGTTCTCATCCACCTGCTTCAACTGTTCCTCTAACGAAGCTCTAAACTTAGGGTCTGCATCATGTATCCTATTGTACACCTCAGTCCCTTTCTTCTTGGCATCCTCACGTATCTTAGCCTTATCTATTTCGTTATTACGTCTAATCACGCTCTCTCTACCTGCAGGTGGCAATAACCCCCACAGCTCTTCACCTTTAGTCTTTATCCCGTACTTACCCATATCAAGCAACTCTTTATGGCCACTCTCATACAGCTCACGTCTATCTTCTTCACTCATGTCAAAGTCTTTAGCCTTAACATGTATAAACAGTCTAGATGTATCATACGACGGATTACCTGAATCATTATATGTAGCCGCATAGTCCTTATACAGCACATCCAGTACTTTCTCATTCTCTTTATCAGTCATAGGCTGCGTACCTATATGCCCTTCACTCTTAGCAAGCACTTCAGCACCTCTAGTATCTAACTCTAAGTACTTAACCTTATCTTTCTTGCTAACCCCAAATCTAAAGTCAGTAATGTACCCTTGGTCATTGAACACAGGATGCATATCGCCCATGTCCTCACCTTCCATGTACTTTTGTATACTCATATTCCTACTAGTATTATATAGTTTCCACACAGCATCTTCAGTCAACCCTGGGTTCGACATTCGTATCTTGTCTATTAACAGCAGCCCTTGTACCTTCTCTCTCTGCAATCCTACAGCACCATCCACACGCCCAGCTATCTTCATATTGCTGTTCACATACTTACCGTACTGCACAGGGTCACCATCTTTCAGGTCTCTATCTAGCACCTCCACTAGTGTGTATCCTAGCGAGTTCATCTTTTTCTTCTCAAACAGTGGCACTACTTGCAGTTCTCTATCTCTGTTATACGTATCTCTTACTTGTCCTTTTACGTACTCATGTGCTTCATACTTTTGGTACTCCTCCCGTATAGCTGTCTGCAGTCCTCTAGCGTACTCAGTAAACGCCATCACACCTTCTGGGTCTTTCTTAGCTAACTCTACTAGCGTATCTTTAGCCTCTTTACTAACTTTACCTAGTGCGTACAGAGTTATCAGCTTATCCACATCTTTAACTAACGCTTCATCTACTTCTCCCTCACTGTACCCTATAGGTTCTTGTGTACCAAACCCTCTAACTACGTTTTCAGCGTTAGTTCTTAGTCCTTTACCAGTCACGCTATACTCTGCTGCTTTACGTGCACCTTCTATCACAGTACCGTACTTATACACACTAAGTGCACCACTAATGCGCTTCTCTAGCTCTTTTATCTTCTTGTTAGGGTTCTTTACATACCCAACTAGTTCATCCACACTATCAGCATCTAACGCTTGCAGGTCACTGGTCATTACTACAGCTTCTAATGCTTGGTCGTACTTTCTATTGCCTTTACCTAGCAAGTTCACCTTACTAAACATATCCTTGTACACATCCACTAGTGTACCTTCGTAGTTTTGGTGCCTTAGTCTATCAATATGTGATCTGAACTCCATAGTCAAATCAGTTACCATTTCTAGTGTTTTTCTACCTGCAGTGAAGTCTGCGAACAGTTTCCTAAGGAAGCTATCCTCTGCTATCTTCATCTCTGCAAGGAAGTTACCCCATAGTATCGCTACGTGTGCTCTATTGTTCTCTTCCGCACCTTGTATAGCTGCTTTAAACTTAGGTAGTATTCTAGCTAACTTAATAAACCTAACTAGTATGTTGTCACTAGACTTTGGCCAGTTATGCTTTATAGGGTTATACAGGTCATCGAACTCTTGCTGTGTCATACCATCTTTAGTTATACCTAATGTATTCTGTAGTAGGTCATCCACTCTACCAGACACAGCCTTATCCACACTATCTAGTACCTTATCTAGTCTCTCCGATATGTGCTCATCAGCATGCTTACCACGTCTTAATGCAGCTTCACTACCGTACTTATCTTTTATTGCCATTAGTTTATACACAGTCTTTATCGACTCTTCTTCTAGTGTCTTACCTTTCGCACCCTTAAACTTATGTACAATACTAGCAAGGAAGTCAGCTATCATGTGCACTACTTTATCGTACATGCTTTTGTGTTCTACTTTCTTAGTTTCTGTACTCTTACTAGCTAGTGCGTTCTTCATCTGTTTATTAGTCATAGCATACGCCATAAACTCCTGCAGTCTCACACCTGCTGATCTAGTGTCTTCTTTACCTTTCTTACCAAATATATAGTCATACCTAGCTTTAGCAGCTTCCTGTTCAGCTTCCGTGTATAGTCCATCCTTCACTAAGTCTTCCCACGTAACTGTTTCCTTGGCCTTCTTATACAGGTCTTGTATCTGTAGCTTCAGTGCATCTGCTTCAGTCCCTGCATGCTTATTGTCAAACACCCAGTCTAACGCTGCATGCACTACCTCATGTACTAGTGTCTCCTCATTAGTCATAGTCAACCTATTTCTAGCTTCTTCACTCAACGTACCTGTCTTCACTTTTATAGGTGCTAATGGGTCATTCTTGTCAAACTGCCCATACGGTTCTACTACTTTCTCTATTTGTTCTTTATTTAGTTTTACCGTCACTCCACCTAAGTCTTTACTTAGTTTCATCACATTACTAAGCACACCGTCTAGGTACTCACCATGCGCACTATCATACTCTGCACCCATCAACCCTTTATCTAGTCGTCTAAGCTCATCTCTCACGTTAAGTATAGTATCCTCAGTGCTCTCATCTCCAAGGAACAGTCTATCTATGTCCTCGTCAGTTAGCTCATCTTTATTGTACAGCACATCCTCTACATACGCTCTTTTAGCTATTTCAGTCACTGCAGGTATCTCTACCACTGTCCCATTAGCTTTGGTAGGGTTACTTTTCTCACTACCTTTAGCAAACGTATACTGAGTCTTATCCCCAAGTACAACCGTAGTAGTCTCATTCTTAGCACTAAACGTCACACTAACCACTCGATGCTTTACGCTCTTACCCTCTTTCGTAGGGTTCCCACTCTGGTAATGTACCCAAGATTCCTCTGGCATCTTAGTTTTCACGCTCTCTGCCATACGCTCATTTCTACTCTTGTAGTAAGCTCGTTCTGCATGTAGCTGTGTAAGCAACTCCTCAGTTCTTAGCTCTAGCTCGTCACCACTGTACGTACCACTTAGCTCGTCTGTTACTTGTTGTCTCACCTCTTCTAAACTACATCCCATCTACACATCCTTACACTTATCTAGTATCTTATCCGCTATTTTATCCAATTCCGGATTAGTACTTGCTTTAGCCACTTTCACTGCTCTGTTGCCTAATGGAGTGTCCACCCCTGGCTCATACGTCATTTCGCTAGGTAACTTACTCCTGTCTAGCTTAGTATTAGGCACTTTAGGCACATACTCTTCTTTACCATCAAATCGTACACCTGCACCGTCTAAGGCACTGTGTTCTACTTGTAGGTCAGCTTCAAACACTACCTTACGCCCTTTCTCAGCCACTTTCTGCAAGTCTTCCATATCTTTTACTACCGTATTCATTGTAGGTAACGTATCTATACCGTCCATTCTACCTAATGTTATAGCAGCTATCGTAGTGTCGTCTGTCATACCTATCTCACTAATAGTATTTATGTACCCATTATACGCATCAGCCAAGTCACCGCCTAGGGCACTAACATACGCTCTAGCCGCATTAGCTATCTCACTCTTATGTTCTGCTAGTTCTACGCTTATTGCCTTCTTCTCTGCGTATGGCAATCCCTCTAGTGCTACTGGCGCATCTCCAGTCACCTTATACAGGTCAGCATTAGTAGGGTCTTCTAATAGCTTCTTAGTCATACTGTCTAGGTAGTCCATCACCATATCCGTTTCTACCTCTTGTATTGCGTCACTACTCACACCATTTAACGTAACGTACATACTTTCTAGTATCTCAGTGGTCATACTCCAGTCTCTACTTAAGGTATACGCACTAGTATTATACCCTTTAGTTATGTCCACTATTTCGTTCACTTTACCGAAGTTGGCATCATGTACACCTAGTGCTTTCCACTTAGCGAGTATCTGCGACTGTATAGAAGCATCTAGTGCGTGTATAGGCATTACAGCACCACTTGTATACGCAACCACCATTTTGTACATAGCACTAGTAGCATTAAGCGTGTCACCATTCACTCTCTCTACACTAGCCTGCAACTTCATAGCAGTATCCATAGCACCTTCAGTCCAGTCACCTTTAGCTGTCTTAAACAACACCATCTGGTCACCGTTACCGTCATCTAGTGCCATATTGATCACAGGCATTAGTGTCTTATTGGCCTTAAGTATTTTGTCTACCTCTTTAGTAGTTAACGGTACCCACTTATTTCTATCTCTACCACTATTCTTTTCAGCTGTAGCTTCAGCTATCTTCTTATCCACATCTTTTAGTGCTAGTCTACCCATCAACGCAACTGAGCTATTCACTGTTCTAGTTGCCTTAATCAGCTCACCGTACTGCTCTTCAAAGGCATCTCTTATTGGTTTGCCTATTACTTTAGCTACATGGTCTTTCACCGCACTGTAGAACTCTGCTGGCATCTCTATGTCTAGTGTAGCAGGGTCACCCTTCACTTCTTCTACTTTAGCTAACCATGCATCTATCTTAGCTTCAGCTTCATAGTCACGTTTACCCGTAGCTGTATCCTTCATCATGTATGCTGACGCTTTTAGTGCTCTACTAAGTAGGTCAAACGCCTCACCAACCTCTATGTTAGTGTTACCGCCATCAGCGTTTATTCCAGCTATAGTAGTCATTAACGCATTCAAGTTGGTCTTAGACGGATACGGAGTACCACTAGTAGACAACGCTCTCTTAGCTATACTATTAATTATACCTTTCATACCCGACCCGTAGTTAAGTACCATAAACGGTTGCTTCATAAACGCTCTCGACACTTCTTCTAGTATGTAGTCTAGGCCATCTCTGCTACCCTCACCAAGTAACTCCATAGCGGCTTCCATTCCTTGTAGTAGTCCTTTCGCCCTACCTTCTATGTCTTTACCTTTAGCCAATGCCGGGTGCACATACGCTTTACCGTTAAACAGTACTGGGTCTACAAGCTGTATTCCTGTTTCACCTTTTTTAGCCTTTAGCTTTGTAGACTCGCCTGTTCGTTTACTAGTTATTTTACCATCCTTAGACCTATTCCACTCCAAGTCTATGTCATCTTTCTCGGTAACTACATCGTGCTCTACAGGTTTTAGTATTACTCCACGTATTTCGTTACCATCCATTATATTTACTATTTTACTTTCGTCTATCTTACCTTTCAATATGTGTGCAGGTTGTTGGTACGCATCTCTCTTAGTCGTGTCACTTGCTAAGTCTGAGTAGTTTATAGGCTCCTCACCTTCTAGCACTCTCATCACACCACCACGTTCTAGTTCTCCAAACGTCTTCTCTATGTCTAGTTCTCCACCTTTCATAAATATAGGCATCTGTAGCATCTTCAGTATGTACCCACTAGTTACCGCATCTGTCTCTAGTGTTATCGTAGACACGTATGCCTCATCCGAGTTGCTGTCCTTATAGCTCATATACTTAAGTATCTCAGCCATACTACGTAGTCCATGTTCATCATGCACATTCAACGCATCAGCGACTACGCCTAGTTGTTCTGCACTAGCTTCCTGTACAGTTAGTACCTTATCACCAAATACACCTCTAACAGCACTCTCTAGCTTGTCATACTCTTCAACCGACTTGTCCATAGGCAACTTGTCTACATCCACTCCTAGGCCTTGTCCTATGGCTAGCTTTAGTATAGTCTCTTCTTTACTACCACTTCTAACCTCTGCACTACCTCTATCTGTAGCAAACCTATGTAGCTTAATCGCTTGGTGGTCGAACTTACCGCCAATTACACCGAATCTAAAGTTAGTCAGTACTCTCCACTTCTGCCAGAACGGTTTCTTACCCTTCTCTGTAGCTTCATTCACCTCACTAAGTAGCTTCTTCTGTCTATCAACAGCGTTGTTCTTACCCTTAGTACTAGTACGTTCGTTTACATACACCCTATCCGGGTTAATCTTACCAAGTATGCCATCTAGCTTCGAGTACGACTCATCTTTACCAGCTCCTAGTTTTACCCCTACAGTATCTAACTTGTACATCAACTCAATCACATCTTGGTTAATGTGTAGTTCAGTGCTATCTTGGTTCTCTACTGCTTCCACTCTAGTCTTTGCAGGTGTACCAGCTAACTTACTAACTCCTTGGTGTTCAGTTCTCACAGCCTCCATTTCATTTCTAGTCTCTTTAGTATATATACCTAGCGCATCACTGTCTTCTTCCAGCACTATTGCTAAGTCCACTGCCATACCTTTACCGGTTCTAAGCACTTCCTTGCCTTTAGCAGTTACACTATATGTTACTACGTCAGCTCCAGCTTTACTCTCATCATCGTATATTATTACAGCAGGTGTTCTTTTACCCTCGATAAACTCTAGTCTAGTTTTCTCACTAGCATCTCTAGCTTTATCGTTTAGTTTTATTAATCCTCTATTTTCTAGTGCTAACACACCTATCATACCTAACTCAGCTTTTACCTTCTGCTCTATACGCTTAGGGTCTATACCTTCTGGTCCTTCCTTCACAGCTGTCAATCCTAGTGCACTCCATGCCTTCTCCCCTATGTTACTAGCTACAAAGTCCATTATACCATCAAACCCAGCTACAGACGCTCTATCCTCTGGCCCTACTGCTGCATTACTGTCCATACCCTTTAGCGAACGTACAGCGTTATCGTCTCTAGTTCCAGCTTCAAATGTAGCTACTGTGTCCATCAGTGCTTCTAGTGTGCTAGCTGCTAGTGCTTCTTCTACCTTGTCATTTAGTTCTCTAGCAGTCCCGTTATGTGTCATCAACATTCGACTCACACCTTGGAACCCTTCTTCACCGTTACTACCGAACCACACCATGTTTGTAGTCGTACCTTTTAGGTCTTTGTTGACTACACTAGCTATTGCCCCTCTTAGCGTTTTTATACGTTTTTGTGCAACTTCTAGGTTGTCCTTCGCTTTACTGCCTAATGTAGTATCTCCACTCAACGCCTCAGCGATCACCTCAGTAGCTATTGCATTGTTGTTCCTAGGTTGTGTAGCCGCCTTAAAGAACTCATGTAGGAAACCCTTATCGTTCTTAGCTATTGTCAGCTTACCGCTCTGACCTTCAATCTTAGTTCTAGCTTTGTACTTCTCAGTCCATGCAAGCACTTCTCTAGCTACGTGGTTATCTCGTAGGTTACGCTCATCTACTAGCGCTTCTTTACGCACCCTCTTCTCCGATAGCGCTATTTTACTTTTACGTACATTTTGTACAGCAGTTTGTACCCCTTCAGCTTTGGCTAGTAGTTCATCTTTTTGCTTTCTAACTTTATCTTTATGCTGTTCTAACTTATCTTGAGTAGCAACTAATCGCGTAACACCGTCTACTAGACTTTTAGTATCAGAGGCAGGTAAGGCTTTAAGTGTTTCGTCTATTTTGCTTATTCTAGCCGCCAACTTTTTTGACCTATCTTTGGCCCATTCTTTAGTAGCCTTTAGCCCTTTAGCTATGTAGTTCATAGTACCTTTTGCACTATAACCCTCTGTTAGCACCTTAAGGTTCTCTACTTTAGCCTGTACATCTTTCTCTAACGCCCCTATCTCCACTTCTAAGTCAGCTATCTCTTTATCTAGTGGTGTTAGTTCTTCTTGCTGTGTAGGTTCTCCGCTCTGTGTATCGCTTTGTCCAGCATCTTGCTTTGTTCCTGTAGTAGTTGTTTTTTCTTCTGTAGTAACTTTAGCTTCTTCATTTTGTTTTCCATTGTCTTGTCCTTTTTCTTTTTGTGCTAACTCAGCTGCAACACTCGCAACTAGCTTAGGGTTGTTTGTCTTAAACTCTTCTCGCATAGTATCAGTTATCTCTTTCTTAGGCTTAACCCCAGTCAGTAACCCCTTAGCTATTTTTCTACCTATCTTATCGTTTACGCCATAACTAATCGAGTGCCACGGTGTACTACTAGGTTTCTCACTAGGTTTCACTTTCACACCGTTAGTAGCTATCTCTGCTAACTTCTGCAGTAGCTCATGTTCTTTCACCAGCTTATTGGTAAACCCTTCTGATACACCGCCTCTATACTCATAGTTGCTACCTGCGTATTTAACCGGTTTCTTTAGTTTAGCTATCTCTGCTTGTACATTCTTGTACCCTTCAGTGTTCTTATCCATACTACTAAGCTTAGCGTCTAGTGCTTCTCGGTCCTTAGTGTAGGCTTCCTTAGCACTCTTAAACGCATCTATCTTCTGGCTTTGTGTGCTCATAAACGCATTCATACCGTCTAGCGCATACTGTCTAGCGTCCTCAGTCTTAGCGTGCAGTGCCATGTCTACGTACTCTAGCATACCTAGCTTCTTCTTACCCTTAAATGTACCACCCACTAGTTTCAGTTTCAGCGAGTCAGTACCACTAGCTTTATCGTTAATGTCCACCTTGTCGAAGTCTTTACTAAACACATGCTCACTAACTAGCTTCTCTGCTGCCAACTTAGCTAACTCTATCTGTTTACCTGATGTATCTACACCCTTACCTACAGTAGCGATCTCATTCTCTACCTTAGCCATTAGTGCTGCTACTTCTTTGGGGTCTCTATTACCTAGTGCCTCTGATTCACCACTAGCTTTACGTCTCAAGCTTATAGCTTCCTGTAGGTGCTTAACTACCTTCTCTTTCTCTGCTTCCACCTCTGGTGTACTGTCCATTGCGTCTAGCGACTTCAAGTGCCCAGTTAACCCATCTATTGCAGTGTTTAGTCCTGGCTTCCCACTCTTCGAGTCATCCAGTACAGCCTTAGTGTCTTGTCCGTTAGTAGCTAGTTTCTCGTACACATCCTTGTATACGGCCATGTTTGTCATAGCCCTACCTGCTTCAGCTCTACTAGTGTTAACCTGCTCCTCGCTAACTACTGGTACATTCTCAGTGTTCTCACTGCGCTTAGGCATCTTTACATTACCTAGCTCATGTAGTACTTGTGCAGCACCACCTATGTGTCCACCACCGACACCTTCTATACCAGCCACTTTAGCGTCTAGTTGGTTTTTACTGTTACTTAGTATACTGCCTACATCGTCACCTTTCTTACCAGTACTCCATTGTTTACCTAGTATGTCTGCCCATTGTTGTACGTACTCCTCCGTACCTTCTACTACTGCACCCTTACCGAATGCTCCACCAACTCTACCAGCTGTCTTAAGTACTTTCTTCCATAGCTGATCTGTTGCTTTCTTACCTAGCAAACTAGCTGACTCTTTCAGTGCATTTACTATTGGTTTAGTTAGTATCTTAGCACTCTCTAACCCTACGTACGTTTGTAGTGCTGCTGATGGTATAGCTATAGCTATGTCTTTTAGCCCAGCGTGTTGTTGTCCTTCGGCTTTATTTCTAGCTCCTAGTGTATCGTTAACCATACCGGTAAACATAGCCGTAGCACCTGCTTTCTCTATACCCTTAGCAAGTATCTTCTGTGCTACGTTCATACGCTTGTTAGCCACTTCCATCAACTTAGCTGCTTCTACTGTCTTTCCTGCAGTTAGCATCTCGTTAGCCTTAGCGTATGCTTTAGCTATTTTACCGCTATTACTAGCTACCATAGTACCCGCTTTTATCTCTCCAACACCTAGCCAGAACGTAGCTACACTACCTACTATGTTACCACTAATATTACCACTACTCATCGCATGCCATGCAGCTGTACCGTAGTTGCCTTTCTTCACGTCTTCTTCTACTTGTAGTTGTTCTCTCTGTGCTTGTGCAGTGTTCACTCCAAACGCAGAATCGGTCATCTTGCCTATGTCTTCGCTCTTGTAGTACTCTTTAGTGTCATCATAGCCATTACCGCCTAACCAGCTAGCTACTCCATTCATCTTGTAGCTATGCCCTAGTGCGTCTTTCTTATCTGCTTCTAGCTTAGCTTTCTCTTCTTCAGTATCAGCGTTAGCTATTTGGTGGTCATAGTACGCCTCTTCCGTCTTAGCTATTGCCCAGTCTGGCAGGTCATTTACTATCGCATCTTCTGCTTGCCCTATAGTACTAACTACAGTACTAGCTGCACCTTTAGCTAACCCAGTCAACCAACTATCGTCAGTGTTCCCTACTCTGTCCATCGCCTCTAGGTCTGCATCCGTTATTAACCGAATACCCTTACTACTAGTTGCGTTACCAAACGGATCCTGGTACTGGAACCTTCCACCAGTATTTGCTTGCTTGTCATTGTGTATCACCTTATTTAGGTCTACCCCATCATCCGTAGCTAGGTAGCCAAGTGTTCTACTCATGCTAGGTTTCTTTACACCCTTTACCTTAACATGTATGCCCATACCTTCGCCATCACCGTATAGTTCTTTACCTAGTTGTACTCTACCGCCTTTCACATACGGTGCTCTCCACTCACTGTTACCGTTCATTATGTCCGATAGCTGCTGTACTTTATTCATACTAGCTATATCTAGCATATCACTCTCAGTCACATTGTCTGCCGTCTTGTTAGCACTAGGGTCATACTGGTTAATTATATCAGCTACTCCCTGTCGTTGTGCATCCATTGATAGAGCACTCTTTCTGTACTTATACTTAGGGTCTCCACTTCTCTTTAGCGAAGGGTCAACACCGTACATGTCGTATGGGTGGTTCCCATGTTTTGTCTCTATTGCATCTGTACCTGCTGTTCTATACGTACTCTCTAACCCAGTCTCAGGGTCTACCGTAGTGAACCCATCTCCGTCATCCCCAGTATACTTTAGTATCGCATCACTGTACGTACTTAGCCCTGTTGAGGATAGTCCATTTACTTTTTCTTGTTTTTTGTTTTGTAGGTTGTTTATTTTATCTGTAGTAGTTGAACCACCAAACGCCGCTATGTTAGCAGCTACGGCTTGTTCTGGGTCTTCGAGGAATTGTGGCATTTGTAGTCCTTAGCTAAGGTATATTTTATTGTTGTATTATACCATAACTAAGCTTAGTTAGCTTTCAATGACTCCATTATCGCTTTACGTAGTTTGTACGGTAGCGACGGGTTCGATTGCATAGCCTCTATTTGTGGTGTAGAGTAGCGGTCTTTTAGCACCTCTGCTAGTGTTTTATCGCTATACTGAGACGAGCCAGGGATATTACCACTCTTACTTTTACGGAAGTCTCCCTTATCATAGTTGCCTATAAGTTGTTTTATATCTTTACTATGTTTAGTGACAAACCTAGACGACTCAACTTTTTCGTTTATTACGGAGGGGCTATTAGTAACAGTCAATCCTTTACCTATGTTACGTATAAAGCTACGTACTGCATCACCGTTAGTAGTGTGTTTCGTAGGCTTCACGACAGTCGCATCCGTCACAGTCTTTACTCCATCGCTGTTACCGTCAACTATAGTCTTCACTACATCCCCATTACCGCCTACAGTAGTCTTAGTTGTATCACCTGTTCCCGGTACTTCCACTATTTGCTTAGTGTGTTTACCGCCACCAGTGCCCCCACCTGTGCCACCAGTCTTAGTCGGCGCTACTACCTTCTTTTTACTTTGTGCGCCTATACCGTCTAGTATACTTTGGTAGTTGTTCCTCTTCGCTAGTAACTGACTTAGCGACTCACCTGTTACGTAGTGTGGTGTTACTCTAGCTATTTGTTCATCTGTTAATTTAGCTACTGTTTTACGTCCAGTACCACCGAAGTGTCCACTGTTCTTGCGTAGGTTGTTAATAAACCCTTGTGCATCTTTACGTATCGCTTTATTATCTAGTGTGAATATACCACTAGCAAAGTCATAGTTATCTCCCATAACTCCTGGGTCAAGCTTAGACGCAATGTATGCTTCTACTTCTTTAGGCTGCATTACACCCGTGCTAGTAAGGTCTTTTAGCACTTTCCTAGCCTTAGTGTCATCCCACTTTATACCGTATCCAGATGCTATACCCTCTAGGTTTTTACGTATCTTAGTTATGTCACCGCCGCTATAGGCGTATCCACCACCTTTACCACTAGTGCCCTTACCGTTAGCTATGTCTATCTTCTTATCTAGCCCTAGTTGGTATCTAGCGTTTTCTACTCTTAGTTTCTCTGCATCGTTATACGACTTAACTCTAGCTGATTCGTTAGCAAGTATTTCTTTCTTAGTGTCGTATCCTTCACTTAGTCGGTTAGCTGCGTTAGTTGCTTCAGTCAGAGTACCACCGTGTGCAAGCACGTAGTCGGAAACGTATTGCGATACTTTACTCTTCACTGGGTTAAACCCTGAGTCGTATATACCATCGAACTGTGCTTGTTGGTCACCTGTTAGTGGCACAGTACCGTTCTTAGTCAACTCATTGTATCTACGTTCTTTAGCTGCTGTTATAGTGCTACGTAGGGCATCTCCCATTACAGTGTGGTGACCAAACCCTGTAGCTAGTTCTGCAGTAGTTTTTCTTACTCCTAGCATCCTAGCCAGTTCGTGTTGTTGGTCATCAAACGTAGTCTGTTGTCTATCAGCACTTGCTGTAGCTAGCCCATTAGCAAACTCTCTCTGCTTACGTGCTTCTTCGTCCTGTGTAGCTTGTTGTGCAAGGGCGTCCTTCTTAGCTCGTATGTCACTAGCATCCTTCATTATAGTACCGATATTAGTTAGCGCTCTCTGAGCACCTGCTGTAGGGTCAACTACGGTACCTATAGTGGTGTTTAGTTTCATCATTGCCATAGTCAGTCCTTACTTATTACCGGGGTTAAATATCTGTTGTATGTGGTTGTTATCCGCTACCGTCTTATTGTAGTTGTAACTATTCTGTTTAGCTTGCTGATCCATCAAGTGTCTTTGCTTATTAGCTGTTTTCTGCTGTTCGAAGTAACTAGCTACACCTAGTGCAAGTTGTCCAGCACCTAGTAGTGTACCGCCTAACCCATCTTTACCCCATGTACTTGTACCGTTATCATGTTTCTTGTAGAAAGCGTCACCCTGTTTCTTATAGAAAGCGAACGCATCAGCATTAGCTGGGTCGTTTTTCCACGTGTTAAACTGACTTTGGTCATAAACGCCAGTACTCGTATCTGTGGAGCCTGTATTCACACTTGTACCTGGAGTATTAGTGTTTACCCCATTAGCTGCTAACCCCTCATCGTTTACAAGTGTCTGCTTACCATCTGCCCCTAGCTTAAAAACGTATCCCATATTATTCTCCTACTAGTCTGTCACTAGTTTTATTTTATTACGTATTATACCACAATTACCATTATACTTTACAACGCATTGTAGTATTTACTAAGTGTATTCCTCATTAACCCTCTAGTAGTCATGTCACTAGGTAGGTTATCCATCCTTGCATTCATGTCAAGGAACACGTAGTCATCGAACTCTTTCTGTTTCATAGCTATGTCATTTACACTAGTCGGTACAGCTTGGTTGCCTGCAGGTGCACCTCCAGCTGGCTGCTGTACTGGGTTTATCCACTTAGTGTATATACCAAATCCCTTGTTCAGCCATCCCATTACTTTGTTCATAGCTGCCATAGGGCTACTACCGAAGCTACTAGCAGTACTAACTAAGTCAGCTCTTACCATCTCATACGCAGCTTTCACGTAGTCTACCAACGTAGGCTTAACTGCATTCACAGCAGCCTTCTTCAGCATCTCCTTGGCTAACGCATCTTCTACCTGTTTAGCTGTTAGCTTTTTACCGGCCTTGGCTGCTTTATCTTTTATCCCCCTCTTTAGTGCCTCTTCTGTACCCTTTTTCCCTAGCGTCGTAACCATGGCGTATAGCCCAGTTACCATAGCTATGTACCCAGTTATCTCAGCCAGCTTATTCAGTATTACTATACTCCTACCGAAGCTTATCGCCATACCGTACTCCCCGTTCTCTGCTAGGTATTTAGCAGCTAAGCTCATTAGCAAAGCTCCTATCGTCAGGTACAGGGACAGTAACCCGAAGAACAGTGACGCTGCAACAGCGGTAGCAGTTATGCCTTCAGCTGCCCCTACAGCAGCCCAGGAACCACCACCCGTCTCAGGTGTAAGTAGTATTGCAACGATTATTATTATTATCATTAGTATAATACCTATGAAGCACTTCCATCCGTGGCATGTCTCCTGTTCATAGTTGGTGTCTAACGCAGCAGCCAGCATCTGAACGAAGTTGCCAGGTGCCATACTCTTAGCTACTGCTTTACGGGTGAACATCTGAGTTACTTTAACCCAGTCACTCCCGTAGCTAGTTACTTCTTTATTCAGCGTATTCGGCAACACAGGGTTAAACGCTGTTAGCAGCCCTTTTACCTGGGTGTAGAAGCTGTACGGGTCAGGTGTAGCTGACAACTCTATAGCCTTAGTGTTAACAAACGTAACAAACGCTGCTACACTTGGGTCGGTAGCGTCTATCACTCTCTTGTACTTATAGCTAATCGTAGCTTCTATGGTGTATCCAGTAACCGACGTTTTACCCTCTGTTTTATGTCCTCTACCATCATACACGGCTGAGGTAGTTAGTGTAACGGGTACTATACTCTTACTAACCACTTTAGTCACACTAGTAAACATCACATTATTAGTATCCATCAACGATACAAATGTACACGGGTTTATGCTCTCGTTAAACGTTATCATACTATTTCTATACACAGGTGCAGGCTTCACGTTAGCATTCAACTCTGTATTCGTAGGCGCTACCACAGCCGGGTCATACAAGCTATTGTATCCACCTTCTACCATATCTATTATGTGTTTGTCCGTCAGCTTGTTCACACCACCTACATAGCTACCAGCAAACTCTTGCGTATACTTCATGCGTACTTCATATTCTTTATTCAGTACACTGTTATTATTTATATACGTATACACATCTACATCAGTCAACGTAGGGGCTTTAGTGTTATACGGCTTAAAGTACACCCAAGC